CTGTAAGTCATTTCTTTAATGAAATGAAGGAAGATGATTTGATTACGATGACTAACGATAATTTCTCTAGGGAAGTTCGTTGGAATCCAAAGAAGACGGTGCGTTTTGGTAAGAAAGACGTAGTACTGTTTGATGTGGGGCCACGAATTAATCAAGCGCCTGATTCAACGAAGATGTTTATATCTGAGGCAGATCTTTCCAAATTTTATAAGATGGAGGGAGAAGTAGTGGTTAAGCCCGAATCGGCTGGGGTTGTTAGATTTCAGACGGAATTCAATCAAGCGCAGTACTTCGGAAAGTATTATGACAATGACCATTGTTATGTCTTGGCTGATGGCTGGAAGTATAATGCACAAGTTGGTCGCGGAGATTGTGGTGGCATTTTGGTAGCGCACTGTGAACGTATGCCACGTAAGCTTGTTGGAATGCATGTTGGCGGATTTCGAGTTGATGAGAAAAGTGAAGGTTGGGGAGAATTGATAACATCAGAAGAACTTTCCAACTATGTCTTAGATTTTGAAAAGATCCACGGTGAACAGATAGAGGGTCTTGATATGCCTGCATTGAAAACGGGTTATCCGCACTTCTCTACGTCTGAAGAAGACTTGAAGAGAGTGGTTGATTGGCCAAGAGGTAATTTTACGCTTTATGGTGTGGTTCCTGCTAGTCAATCGGTGCGCATGGCAAGTAAAACCATGTTAGAGAAGACGATTATTTATGAGGAGGTATTTCCCTCAGTTACTGCACCATCAGTTTTGAGGCCTTTTGATGATCGGTTGGATGAGAAGCCAACGAATATAGTGTATCGAGGAGTAGAAAAGTATGCTCTGAAAACGCTTCCTCCATTAACAACGGATTTGGAAGCAATACACAGTCATATAGTGGGGTATGGCAAGTATCTTAGGAGATTTGCACAGCGAACACCACAATTATTGGCGGATGATGAAATTTTGAACGGAAATCATCTTAGTCATTTTGACCGAATGAATATGGATTCGGCGCCTGGATACCCGGAGGAGATGTTTCGACCATCGGGGGAGAAAGGAAAGGCGTATTTGTTTTTGAGAGATGCTGGAGACAAATATCATAAATTGATTGAGCGACCTTGGATCGCAATGGCAGTAATGGAAAAAGCAGCTAGGGCGAATAAAAGAGTGAAATCAGTACATAAACCTTGTGCAAAAGATGAGAAGCGCAAGTGGGCAAAGATAAGAACTGGAAAGACTAGGATTTTTAATACTTTGCCTGTACATGAGACAATGCTTATGCGGAAATACTTTTTGGATTTTTGCGTGGCGTTGATGAATGCACGACATGAAGGTTGGTGTCAAGTAGGAATTGATCCAACTGGGCCAGAATGGACTGTTTTGTACCGAGCTTTGAGAAAGTTTGGTGAAGATGGAGGAGATGGTGACCATCGGGAGTTTGACGGTAAGGCATTTCAGGAATATCAAATGGAATTTGCTGAATGCGCGAATGCTTTTTATGGTGACTCACTTGAAAACCAGAGAGTGAGAAGAGTATTGTGTAATGGGACGATCCATGCATATAACATCATTGGTAATCTATTCTATCAAGATCATCAGGGAGTTCCTTCCGGTACTTCCGTTACGGCAACTATGAACAGTTTCATTAATTGGTGTTACTTTTTAATGGCATGGAGAATGTTGGCCCGACAAACTGGAAGATTTGAGATGATGGACTTGGCGAGTTTTGATAAGAACGTGGGATTTAAAGATTTTGGAGACGACGATGCTTTCACTACGAACAATAAGATCCTCGAGTGGTTTAACCAAGCTAGCATTGCGCAAGCATTGCTTACTTTGGGTCTGCAAATGACTGATGCGGATAAATCCAGTGAACATAAAACGAAGAAGTTAGACGAGTTTTCGTTCTTAAAGAGGGCTTTTCGTTCTCATCCTACCATCCCAAATTATAAACTTGCTCCTTTGGACGTAGATTCTATAC